AAAGTTTTTACGAATTGTTTTTTGCCAGCCTGAAACTGGTCGATATAAAAGTCAGTTGTAAACATGTAATGCTCCTTAGTTAAGCGAGTTAAAAAGATAAGGTGTGACCCGTTTAGGCGTCACACTCCTATTTAGATAATTATACTGCATTGCAACATAAAATAGAGGCAATACTCTAACTATATCACCTTATGAAATTCTATCTTCATAGTTCATTTTGGCAAGAATGTAATCTTTTACTAATGAAGAACGGACAATATCATCGGCAGTAAATTCAATGCGAGTAAATGCCTTCATATCATCGGCAATATCAAAGAATTTTAAAATGCCTGACATATCATTCTTTTTCTTATTCAGGTCGGTCTGGCGGTAATCACCACACCATATAATCTTTGAACGATAACCAACCCGTGTCATTACTGTATCAATTTCTTCAAAGGTCATGTTTTGCATTTCATCCACAATAATGATTGCATCATCAAAGGACATGCCTCGAATAAATGATGTGGAAATAAACTCTATGTGGTGTTGTTCTTCTAATCTATCCCATGCATCACGGCGACCAAATAGTGTCTCACAGATTTGGCGATATGGTTGTTGGTAGATTTCCATTTTTTCGTTTACATCACCAGGCAGGTGACCTATCTCACGGCTTTGCACCGCAGAACGAACAACAATGATTTTGTTGAATGGGTTTGATTTATCTAATACTTCTTCAATTGCTTTATACAATGCACAGAATGTTTTACCTGTACCTGCAACACCATGTAGTGCCACAAAATAGTCACCTCGTTTGTATGCATCAAAGAAAAGTTTTTGATTCTCTGTTAATGGTTGAAATGTTTTTAGGTCATCAATTCTTATTTTTAATTGATTGGTTGTTTTGGCTACTGTTATTACTTCGTTGTTTGCTGTCTGTTTGCGAGCCATGTGGTTCCTTTGTTTGTAATCGGGCAATGATTGTTTACTTTTACCTATCCTGAGACTTAAATCTTCTCATAAACTTATAAGTATCGGTGTCCTCCTTTGAATTGATGTTATAGCTTACTTAGATGGTCTTTGCGTATCTTGCAAGAGACCCACTCATTATAATATCCGTCTCCAACCAATGCATGTCGGTTGAAAATCTCAAAAGTTTCCCAATAACTGCAAGCACTTCTACTTTTACATAGGTGCAGAATCTCACGGGTATAGTTTTCTTCCCCGTTGAGTTTGACTTCTTCTTGCAGTTTTTTATTTGAACCCCAATACTTCTCCCAATCGCTTGACTTGCGGATTTTCTTCCGTTTGCCCTTGACTTGGCGAGTGGCCGCCATGGTAAAGAATTTTTTACCAATGTATTTGCGGCCAGTCGGGTTATGTGTGATAAGATATACAAATCCAAAATACTCTTGGATATCTTCTTCTTTAAATTCTTGTGGTGTATTGTGATAGAACCAAGTCATTCATCGTCATCCTCTATATTGTCCATATCTAGTATGTATTCACCGCAGAATGGACAATGTAGAGGATCTGATTCACATTGATGTTCATCGTATTTGATTGTAAACTCGGAACTGCACTCACCACATGTGTGATGTAATGATGCCATTAGTTACACCATGATTGTTTGGCATCACCAAAGTATTCACGAGCAAAACCGTTTTGAATTAAACTTGTGCGTAATGATTGGCCATCTAAAATGATATCACCCAAGACACGGCCACCAAATTTATCCCAGCCATACAACACAACTTGACGCTTGGTAGATTTGGTAACGGCGGCTTTTGTAAATTGAGAAGCGGCTTCACCTCGTTGCTTTTCTGATTCACATTGGCCACGAAATCCTTTTTCTGGAGTATCCACGCCGAATACTCTAACGGCAAGTTCAGGTTTAAGTGGTGCTGGGAGAAATGGTGCCGCTATGACAACAGTATCGCCATCGCTTACACGGACAATCTGAGCATCATAGGTTACCCCCTGTGGTGTTTTTTGTGCATGTGCAGGTAAAACCATTGCAAATGCAAGTGCTATAAAGAGATATAATTTCATTTTACTAACCTTAATGTTTTAAATATGTTTAACCACATCCAACCTATGTCAAATTCGTACCATTTGTTACTCAATTTAACACTTGCAGGTGAGTTGTGGTGATTATTATGTAGTTCTTCACCGCCAATGATGATACCAATAGGTATTATATTTTTGGATTTATCTTTAGTTTTCCAATTGCGATAACCTATGCAATGACCTACGCCATTGACTACGCCCGCAGCCCAAAAAGGAATCCATGCCATCTGTATCAACCAAATTACAATACCCCAACCATTGAATAATAATGTATTGAATATCAGTAATAAAGTAATTCCAAGTTTACTGTGTTTACTGTAAACATTTTTTTCCATCCAATCATCTGGTGTGCCTGTACCATAGACCCTCACCATGTCTTTATCTTGTGCGGCTTTAACATACAACCATGCACCGCCGTATAACATTTTAAAAAGACCTTCATTATATGGTGAATGTGGATCAGCAGGTCCATCTGTATTTGAATGATGTTTACGATGAACGGCAACCCATTCTTTTGTTACCATGCCTGTTGTTAACCATAACCAAAAACGCATGAAATGGCTTAAAATAGGATGAAACTCTATGCCTCTGTGTGCCTGCCCTCTATGTAAAAAGAGTGTTACACAAATGATGGTGATATGTGTTACTATTAGTGTGTATATGATTTCGGTCATTAAGCAGCCTCAGCCCAAACTTCATCCCAATTACCGGACAAAGCGCCTTTGGCATAATCTGTTACACGATTCTCAAAGAAGTTACCATGCACAGGTGAGTTAACCATTTCTTCTACCCATGGTAAAGGGTTCTTCTTAACTTTAAATACACCTTTGAGACCTAATGAAATCAACCTGCGGTCTGCAATGTATCTAATATAGTTCTTTACATCTTCTTTACTTAGTTTAGTCATCTCACCCATTTCAAAGGCGAGGTCAATAAACTTATCTTCTAATTGAACCATGTTCTCTGCAATGGTGTATAATTCACCTTTGAGTTCATCGTTCCAAATCTCTTTGTTTTCTTCGATGTATGTTCTAAACAATTTAATCATTGATTCACAATGCATAGTCTCATCAACAATTGACCATGTAACAATTTGACCCATGCCCTTCATTGTGCCGTTGCGTGGGAAGTTTAACAACATAATGAAAGAACTAAACAATTGCATACCTTCTGTAAATGCAGAGAATACAGCAATATGTTTTGCGGTGTTTTGTTTTGTCGAATTCTGGTCTGAAATGTTTAACACATAATCATGTTTTTCTTTCATTGCATCATACTCTAAGAACTGATTATACATTGTATCTGGCAGTCCAAGAGTTTCAATCAGGTGTGAATAGGCGGCAATGTGTAGTGCCTCACGAGCGGCAAAACCTAACAACATCATACGCACTTCTGGTTGACGGAAATATGGAAGGTAATTCTTTACATAACCACCTGCCACATCGATATCACCTTGTGTGAAGAAACGGAAAATGTGTGTGAGAAATTGTTTCTCACTTGCAGTTAATCTATTCTTCCAATCTTTTACATCTTCGAGCATTGGTACTTCTGTATGCAACCAATGGATTTGTTCGTGCTTCAACCATGCTTCATATGCCCATGGATAGTGAAACGGTTTGAACGATTGTCTTTCGTCCATTAAATTTGATTTTTTTTTAGTCATTTTTTTTCTTCTTGTTGAACAGGAGTGATGGGAGGATTAAATCCTTTCCAACTATCTTCTGTAAATAATTTAATAGGTTTCCAAAATTTGTATAAGATGTTGTTTATCGCAACAACACCCATTACTATTACAACAAAACCCAACATTGTTAAAACACTACCCGCAAAAAATACGGCTGCTTGATCCATATCCATTATTTTGTTTCCTTCTTCTCAATAGGAGGAGGGAAGTAAGGTTCAATCACATAATGTTGAGCACCCCACCAACCAAACGCACTTAAAAATCCCCACATAACTATTTCGAGCACCATATCATCTCTCCATCAATTCATTAACAAAATTCAATAATAATTTATGTTGCGACCCGTTGTGATATTTACCACGCATCCAACTATAACTCTCATACCAATGATTCTCACTCTCAGGATGACAACCAATTAGACCAATTCTATTCTGTATGATTGCCATATTATCACCATTACTATATGTTGCAACAGTTTCATACGGCGACATATCACCACCAACTAAAGCACAACCATCATAAAAAAACATGTTACATGGTTTATTTCTCCACATAACTGGCATATTCTTTGCATGAGGTCTGCGAGTGCAAGTATTTGGTCGTGTAATATACTGAACCGCCTCTACTTTGTCAAGGATATCAAAGTAAGTTTTGTCTGCCCAATATGCACCCATACAAATGCCAAGGTACTTACCGCCATTCATTACAAAATCTTTTATGCGTGGTAGATTCTCACGCATAAGGTAATCAAAACTATCTGCATCACCGATACCACCTGGTATACAGACCATATCTACATCATTAAAAAAATCATTTTCTAAATCGTGCTTAGTGAAAATCTTAAATCTATAATCATCACTAAGTGCCTTAATTATTCCATTTCCAGACTGCACCGAACATTTAGGTTGGTGCAGAAATAATGCAATTGTAGGTTTCATTCATCACTCTGTTCATACATTATTGTATTTGTTTCTCCAAGCGCCCATTTTGAATCTGTTTCGACTGACCATCTTTTTGTTGCAACTCTAAAATCAGGCATCTTCAATTCTTTAGGGTTACTACTAGGTTCTAATATGATTAAACGATTGTTTGGCTGAGCAGCAAACTGACCATTATCACACATAATGAAATTATAAGACTTGTGGTCCTCGATATCTTCAGAAAAGCCTGTATCAAGTATGTTAAAGTCAGGGTGAGCAGAATCAATTGTAAAAAGATAAACACCATACTGCCAATCTCCATTCTTTAACTTAAACTTACACTTCATTGATTGTAACTGTGCTTTCTTTAATACAGTTATATCATACGAAAGACAATCCCACAATTGCAAATAGTCTAATGGTAATGGTTTACCTTCAATTGGTTTCCAACAAAATGCATGTAATGGTAATTTATCATACAATGCACCATAGTTGTTTAGATATGCTTCGATGCGAAATGCTTGACCTCGCAAAGACTTAATGCTTATCCACCAACAAGGTTCAAGTTCTCCATGACCTTTTTCAAAGTCATAAAGAAACTCTCTACGAACAAAACACTTAACAGGTGGTAAATTTGCAATAATGTGTGCCATTAAAATGCTACCGATGAACCACAACCACAAGTTGATTTAACTTCTGGATTAGTGATAACAAATTGTGAATTAAATTTTTCATCTTTATAATCTAAAGTAGCACCCATTAAATATTGTGCGGACATTGAATCAACAAACACTTTAATCAAATCCTTTTCAATCACAAAATCATCTTCTTCTTGTTTGTTATCAAAGGTAAATTCATATTGAAAACCTGAACACCCTCCACCTCTAACTGACATTCTTAATGCCAAATTGTGATTGTCTTTTTCTTCAACAATTAAATCTCTAATTTTATTGAAAGCACTATCGGTTACAGTAATCATTTAACCTTCACACGCTAAACAAATGTCATCACTTGCCAACTGTTTCATATCTAATTCTTCAATTACTTTTCTCTCAATTCGTTTAGATACTTTATCTGCCTTTGCCAATTTTTCTGAACGGCAATAGTATAATGTTTTCAGTCCTTGTTTCCATGCGAGAAAATGAACTGCATGTAAATATTTCACATTAACATCTGGTCTAAAAAAGAGGTTGATAGACTGCGCTTGGTCAATGTAACTCTGTCTGTGAGCTGCATGGTCCACAATCCATCTTTGGTCAATTT